AGTTATTCTCCTTTATATCGCCAGGGCTTAGATCTTCATATTCTTGAAGTTCCTCAAGATAAAGATTTCTGTGATAACCTTATGGATCGCATAGGACTCTCAGTAGATTATATTAGAAAATTTGAGGAGACATTTAAATCTTGATTTATGAAGCTAAAACTGATGTGTACTCCTACAGGTTTGAAGCCGCTATATGATGAGGATTACGATCAGAAGAAGATGCTTAAAGTCGGTACTGTTTATGAAGCGACAATAAAAGAGCTGAGAAACGTTGCATTCCATCGTAAGTATTTTAGTCTGGTAAATCTCGCTTGGGAATATCTCAACGAACAGCAGCGTACATTCTTCAAAGATGACGTGAACGCTTTCCGTAAGACTGTTGAGGTTGCGGCAGGACATTACGAGCCAGTCTATTCTGTTGCACGTCATTCATGGCTTGAAGTACCTAAGAGCATCGCTTTTGACAAACTCAGCGAGAGCGACTTTGAGCAGCTTTATGAAAAAGTCAAGAGCGTCATATTTCGGACGTTTATTCCTGACTCGGTAAAAGATGAGTTTGAGTATGTATTAAAGGATTTTTAAATTTATAAATTATTTTACAACTATGGGATTTGTAGTAAAAGGTCAGATTGTTATGGTCTTGCCCGTACAACAGGGCGTTAGTCAGCGTGGTAATCAGTGGATGCGCCAGTCTTATATACTGGAGCATGAGTCGGGTCAATACCCCAAACGTATGGTGTTCGATGTAAGGGATGCCAAGATACAGGAGCTTAATCTGCAACAGGGCGAATGGGTCACGTTGCATTTCAATTGCGACTGCAGAGAGTATCCGCAGGGGTCAGGTAAGTTCTTTAACAGCATCGAGGCATGGAAGGTGGAGCGAGCAGGTCAGCAGCAGGTTCAGCAGCCTCAGTACCAACAACCCATGCAGCCACAAACGCCATTACCGCAGCAGCCTCAGTTCCCTCCGCAGGTCAACGCACAGGGTCAGCCCGTTCAGCAGCCGATGCCTGGAGCAGCACCTTTCCCGCCACAGCAGCCTGCGCAACAGCATCCACAGCAGGGCGGTCAACAGGGGCTTCCTTTCTGAGAGGCTGTTGACTCTGTAGCAAAGACTTTCGGGTGTGAGGTTCTTCGTTGAGCCTCACATCGCTATTCGTCGTGAGACGCTTGTTTTGATCAATAATTGTTGGAATTTATTATTAGTAGTAGTTTTCACGTCGTGAGACGCACATACGTACAATTTTTAAATGGTTAATAGATTTTTTCAATTGTAAATTTTCGTCGCCTCACAGCGGTGGGGCACTTTTTTATAACTATGGCAAATTATTATTACTGTTTAGGGTACTGGCTTGATGCTGGTCATTGTGAGCACACCTGTAAGAAGCGAGACAACTGCAAGTACTACGATGTGGACGTGTATGCCCACAACAAGCATATATGGCATGAGATGGACTTTCTCGTCTGCTTTGAGCCATGCCAGTATTACTTACCGAGGAGAGAGGAAGTCGATGTAGAGCTGAGAGAGGATGAAGATCCCTTTGCTCCGCTTATGCAACATGATATTAAATAATTCCTCAGATATTTCTGGGGTTCAAGATAAATCGTATTTTTAAGAGATAACTTTGCAAACGAGGGATCGGGGAACGTAGTACCCTCCCTGACGTGCGGAAGCCAGTACCGCCTCCCTCATTTGCTTTTACTGGCGTTATTTAATACTGGCGATTATGGGTAATGGATTTATGTTTTTACCAAGAGATATTCGAAAATGGGGTTGGTACAAAGACTCCAAAATGGTTCACATGCTTATTCATCTGATGTTGGAAGCCCAATATCAGGATAACGATTGTAGGGGAATAAAACTAAAAAGAGGTCAGTTATTAACTGGAAGAAAGCAACTTTCAGAAGAGACAGGTCTTACAGAGCGCGAAGTAAGAACGACCATCAAACGTCTAGCAAACGACCAACAAATAACAATCAAAACGACCAACAAATTTAGTATCATAACTGTCTGTAACTATGATAGTTGGCAAAGTTTGCAAAATACAAACGACCAGCAAACGACCAACAGAATAACAACAGTTGACCAACAAAACGACCACATACAAATAAATAATAAAGAAATAGAAGAAGAAAAAGATACTAAAGTATCTAAAAAGAAAACGAAAGATAAATCATTTAACGTTAGGGAAGATTTAAGTTATGTAGATTGTTTTTCTGATTTGTGGAATGAATGGCTCGATTATAAAGATGAAATAAAAAAGCAGTATAAAACACAACGAGGCGCGAAGTCGTCATTCACACAACTTAAAAACTTATCTGGCGGTGATTACTTTAAAGCGAAAGCAATATTAGAGCAATCGTACAGAAAGAGTTGGGATGGATTCTATGATATTAAAGATTGGGATAGTAATAATTATCCTTCTTTATTCTCTCAACAAGTTCAAGAATCCCAGGAAAGCAAAAAAATCGAATGGGAGTGATGTGATATGATTAACCAGCAGGAAATTTACAAATGGTGGGACATTTTCAAGAATAGTGGTGATTTGACCGAGATAAGGATTCTTGACGGACAAAGGACGTATAGTGGGTACTTCAAGGACATCAACACCTTGATTACGTCTATATTGCCTTTTGCGGATATGCCTCATGCCCAAATCTATTTTACTCTGAACCATATCAAAGATGCCTGTTATAGTCGTGCGCAAAGGGATAAGATTATCCTTGTTAAGCGAGAGCCGACTACAGGAGATATTGATATTGACGGCAGGACTCATGTGTTAATAGACCTTGATCCCAAGCGTCCAGCAGGAGTAGGTTCGAGTGATGAAGAGCTTAATTACTCATATCAGAAAGCTATAGACCTTTATAACTATCTGATGTCACAAGGATTTAATGAACCGATAGTTGGACGCAGCGGAAACGGTTATCATGTTACTATTCCGTGTAAGATAGGTGCAGAGGCAGAGAAGACGGAAATCATCAAGAAGTTTATAAATGTCTTATCTTTGATGTTCAGCGATGAACATGTTGAAGTTGACGAAAAGGTTTTTAACCTGAGTCGTATTTGTAAGCTTCCTGGTACGATGGCGATGAAGGGCGAAAACTCTATTGACCGACCTTGGCGAATGTCTCAGATAGTTCATATACCTCAGAATGTCCAGCCGACGGAGTTAGCGTATTTTAAAAAGATAGCAGATCTTTATCCGAATGAAGATGTAACCCCAAATAGATATAACAACTATTCTACAGAGCGTTTTGACCTTGTGTCATTCTTGGATAAGCACGGACTTGGCTATAAGGAAGAACGAGTAGCTGGTGGTACGAAGTATGTTTTAGACCATTGCCCGTTTAACGACCAGCACAAGCATAAGGATGCTGTTATATTCCAGCGTGACAATGGTGCAATCGGTTTTCTCTGCTTTCACAACAGTTGTTCAGGTAAGACATGGAAGGACGTAAGACTTTTCTTTGAGCCTGATGCATACAGTCATGTCGAACAACCTGTACCACAGATGTACAAGCAGCCTAATCAGCATGTGATAACAGCTTCACAGCCTTTAGTTCAACAGGACGATAAAGGTCATATATGGCTAAAGATGTCCGATATAAAGAAGCCTAAGATAGATTTGGCAGACTTTATTCCTTCTGGTATTCCTGTCATAGACCAACGAGGAATAGGGTTCAGGAGAGGTGATGTAACAATTTGGAGCGGTTTCAGAGGATGCGGTAAGTCTTCTTTGTTGAGTAACCTGATTTTGAATGCTTCAGACAAGAAATACAAGAATGCCATATACACTGGAGAGTTGCTTGATGTGCAGTTCAAGCAATGGCTCTATCTTCAGGCAGCAGGAAAGCAATATAACAGGAAATACGGTCAGACAGACTTCTATTACACACCAGACTATATAGCGGAAAGGATTGACAAGTGGATAGACAAGTATGTTTGGCTTTTCAACAACAAGTATGGAGACAACTTCATGCAGATAAGTGAACAGTTGCGCCGACTAAAGGAGACAGAAGACCTTGATGTGGCTTACTTTGATAATTTGATGGTGCTAAACTATCGTGAATTAGACCATGATAAGTATGAGCGTCAAGGCATACTGCTACAGAAGCTTGAGGACTTGGCAAAGGAACTAAACATACACGTTCACATTGTTGCCCATCCAA